TGTTCAGGTAGTACACAATCAATATAATCCAATAAAATCATATCTATTTTTATACCATCAGCAATCATCTTTCTAACCTGATTCTTAATTTGATTCATAGTCATTGTGTCTGAGGCTAATTTTTTTAAGATTAACCTATTCTTCATTGTCTCCTGAATCTCAGTTATTTTAGTAATAACTTCTTCCTTATGGTTAGCCAGTTTGTCTGGTTCAATTCCAGTCCATATTGTAAAGTGTTTCCTTTGAACTATTTTTGGATTGTCTTCAAAGAATATTTGAAGAACGTTATATCCCATATTAAATGCGGTATTGGCAATTTTAGTTAAAATAGTTGTTTTACCCACACCTGTTGGTGCCAATATCACACCAATTTCACCTTTAGCCAAACCACCCTTAAGAAGATTATCAATCCCATGAATACCCATTGGTATTGGGTGTCTGTAATCTTCGTCTAATACCGTATCAAGGTTTTGAAACACGTCTTCAGTTCCTGTTTCAATTTGTCCAACTTGTAACGCGTCTCTAATTAACCCCTCTACTTTATCATAAGACTCAAAGTCTCCTTCGTTAATAATCTTTTGAGCCTTTTCCATCGCCTTTTGAAGTTCTTGTTGCTTACAAAACTTCAACCCTTTCTCTTGAACAAAGACGGAACCTTCAAGAGGAGCATCTTTAATTTGTTTTAGAGTGTCTAAAACAATCTTAGCAACAAGTTCTTGTTGGATTTCGGATTTGACTATCTGTTCAAGAGTTTCAAATGAAGGAGAAGACTCATATTTTTTATGGTATTCTTTAATCATCTGGGTGATAATCTTAAAATACTTGTTATCAAAATATGAGCTCTCCAACACGTCAATAATAGTGGAGGAAAAGGTCTTATCTAAAATTATTTGGTTAATCAGTTGTAGCTGAAACGTGTTACCTAAATAATCAAAATTTTTAATCATAAATTTGAGACCTTTCTATTATTAAATACTTACTTACTCAAGTCGTATCCGAGATATTTGAAATTTAATTTGTAGGATGAAAAAATGTCAGTCAGTCCTTTTAACAAATCTTTCAGATATGGTCGTACATCAACAGTATAACGAACTTTTGGTGGGAACATTTTTCCATCAAAAATTCTGTGACAGATTGTCTGTTCACCAAGTTTGATGTAAATGTTAAAAACTTCAGGTCCGTCAGTAAACGATGTTTCCATAACCTCAGCATCATGCATAATCGCCTCTTTATTGTCTAACATATAGACAACAGTTTTCATTTTCAAATCATACTTCAACGTGTCTGAAACATCTTTCACAAAATCATGAAGTTCAACTGAATTTTTTGCCTTTGGGTTAAACCCTTTGACATTAAAAAATCTTTGAACCACGATGTTTTCATTCAGAGTTAAAAGGAACTCTAATTTAGTAATGTCTTGCTCTTTCATATTTTATTTTTGTTTGTGTTTATGCAATTTGTTTTCCTTCCACATTTCTTTTCACCCTATCTGCAGTTCTTTTATTTAACCACATCAAACTCTCTTCAAGTTTTGTGATTACAATAGCGTTCTCTCTGCAAGGAAATTTAGATTGTAAATAATTCATTCTATCAATTAATACTTCAAGAACCTCCTCATTAGTTGTTCCATCAGATACTGTTACAAGGTCTTGTACTTGTCCTTCTCCTTTAGGTTCTTTATGAATAAACTGTAATTTTTGACCTACAGTTTCTTTGTCTTCAAAGTTTGATAATTCATACTTGTGACCTGTTACTAATACTTTCATATTTTATTTTTTATTTATGTTTCTTTTTTCTTTTCTTGTTAATTTCATGAAAGGTTTGAGGAAGTTAACCCAAGCCTCATCATTCTTTGGAAGAAACTTGAACATCCCGTCTTGGACCATCATTCTCATTAGATTTTTATATCCCCTATCTGTAGGGTCTATTGTATCCGTATAAATTTGTTCAACTAACTCTTTACCTTCATCGGTAATTAGTGGGTTTAACAAATCCACAATCTTAGTGTTAAGATTATAGAACTCTTCACCAAGTATACCACTTTTTGTTTTGCCTGTCAAAATATTAGACAAACTTTTAATTGGTTTTGTTTGTGGGATATTTCGTGCATTATCCAATATTTCATTGATAGTGCATGGTTTTTCCTGCAGTTCAGGGAAATATTTAACAAGAGTTTTTTCACCTAAACCTTCAATACCATCAATATTATCTGATTTATCTCCAGTAAAAACTTTACATATCAAAACATTCTGATGAGGTATTTCAACCTTATTAATTGTTATTTTATCTCCTTTCTTGAAATAACTTTTTGATACGGGTGAATAGATTGTAACCCTTTCGTTAATTAATTGTGTGAGGTCCTTATCTGCCGAGAAAATTATTATATTCTCATCTATCGCAATTTTACAGTAATAAGCAATGAGGTCATCTGCTTCGTTATCGTGCATTTCAACTTGTCTTACAAAAACTTCCTCAATATATTCTTTAACCCTGTTTTTTTGGGTTAGGTATGATTCGTATTTAAACTCATTCATACCTAACCTTCTATTTTCTTTATATTGAGGGTATAGTTTTTTCCTTGCGGATGAATTAGAATCTCCGTCCCAAAATACAACCACCTTATCGTGATTGTGCTCCTCCAAAAACTTCCTTAAAGTATTAATGAAGTGATATACTCCACCAACATGAGAACCGTCGTTAAAGAGGTCCTTTGCCCCGTGAAACCCTATTTTAAAAAGGTTATCACCATCAACCAACAATGTCTTACCCACATTTATATTTTACAAGTGAACAATCAATCTTCCTTTTCTTCCTTCAAATCAAAATCTCCATCGGCACCTATAATGTCCTTCCAATACTCAGCATATTCTTTCTTATAAGCTTCAATAGATGCCTTTTCTTCTGCGGTGTCTTTACCTGCCAAAAACCCATGAGGTGTTACAATAATTCTTCCATCATCAAATCCCAAACCATTAATGTGATTTTTCAAAACAGATACTTTACTTCTGACTGCAAATTTAACACTTCTTTTGTCTTTTGTTGCAGTTATTTTAGTTGTACCCGCCCCTTTTTGATTACCAAACAAAAATACCAATGATGAGTTTAGCCACACCGCGTTTCCACCCTTAGCCATAATTTTAGGTTGTCCAAATGGATTATCAGGAAGTTCCACCCAAGGTTGGTTAATAATAATCAAAGTATTCTCAAACTTTGAATCGGATTTTCTTGAGCCTGAAATCCTTTGGTTAATTCCAATCTTATCGGACAATGCAGATGCGTTGTGTTGTTTACCACCTTTACCTTCATAAGTCATTTTACAAGGTACTGAACCAACAGAATCCCAAATGAAACACAAACTATATTCAAGTTCACCTTTTTCTTGTGCATCAAGTAGTGAGTTAATGTAATCAGTGATTTGTTCAATATAACTGAAGTTGTTGTTAAATATGAAAAACCCATCCCAATCCAACTCTCCTGTTTCTTGGTCAACAACTTCTTCACACTGAAATCCCATCAATTTAGCATGGTCAAATGACCATTTTTGTTCAGTTATGATGAACACAGGCAATATTTCTTTCTTTTGAGCATCTACTGCCGCTTTAATTGCTGCAGTTGTTTTACCTGTATCTGAGTGCCCAAGAAACATGTTAAGATGACCAATTGCAGGACCAGGTAGTCCTACCGCATCCAAAAAATCCTCACCCAAGTCTAAAAACCTTTGTGGTTTATATTTTGCTGAAGTTGAGAACTTCTTTTTAATATTTCCGAAATCGTTTTTTTTGATACCCATATTCTTTGGTTTTGTTACCTCTGCGGGCAACTCTTCTTTAACTTCTACCACATCATCTGATTTTGTCTTTTTCAATTTGATTTTTGATGTGTATTCTTTTTCTTCCGTATTTTCTTGCATACAAAAAAATTATGGGTGGGACATTACATCCCACCCTTATGATTAAAATGGTAAATCTCCGTCTGGTTCGTCGTTAGCTTGTGGGTCAACATAAGATGACTTACTTGACTTACTTCCACCAATAGATGTTTCAGATTCAGTACTATCACCATAAACATATCCACCCTTATCGCTGTCCCACCTTGGGGTTTCTCCTCTCGCAATTGCTTCAAGGTAGTCAACAGGTTTTTTAGAATAAACATCCAACCAAGTCAACTCGTCATTAACCCAAGCATCTGATTGTGCCTTATCTTCATGAACAGGACCTGGGTCGTCATACATGATTGTTGATACTGTGGTATATTCTTTACCTTTTGGAGTTTTAGATTTGGTCAACTCAATGATAAGGTCACGACCTTTTGATGGGTCGGTAATATCACCTTTGTTTCTCCAAATAGGAATGATTTTATCCAAGATACCGTCATTCTTATAATTGTGCTTAAACCTCCAAAACTTTGGTCCGTCCTCTTCGTGGTCACGGTCAATTACTTTTACGATATAAAACTTACGAGATTTGTATTGCTTAGCAAGTTCCTTATCGGATTCCTTACCTGTACTCATGAGTTCTTCATAAACCTCATTAAGTGGTGAACGCTCGTTATCGTTCTTTCCTGGGTCGTAGAATTTTTGCCATTGTCCCCCTACTTGGATTTCATGGTACCAAGCCTCTTTAAATGGTGAGGAACCATCTGGTGTTGGAAGAATTCTAATTCTTCTTTGTCCTGAACTTTCTTTGTCTCCCAAAATTAGAGCGAAATACTTTTTCATTCTTTCGTCTTGAGACATCTTACCTTGGGCCCCGCCCGATTGCTTTGATTTTTCGTACTGTGCCAATACGGCGTCTAATGTATTCATGTTTTAAATTTATATTACAAATATAGTTAAAAGTGTGACTTCAGTCAAATAAAAAAGACCACTAAGGTGGTCTTTATTAATTAATAATTAATTTCAGATGACGAAGGTTGGAAACTATCTTTCATCGCCTTATCATTGATATCTGTTACGTCATCGCTAGTTAATACATAATCTAAC